TCGACAACATGTCCTCTGAGGAGTTGATGGTTCCGGCCCTTTCTTTGGAGACGTTCACGCTGACGGCTGGCGTCAACAACTACACCATCGGCGCTGCGCTGACGTGGAACACCGCGAGGCCAATGGCTATCGAGGCGGCCGTTCACAACGTGGCCGTCTACACCGCGTCCCTGACGGCCCCCGTGCGGGTTGTCAATGGCGCGGAATGGGCCAGCATTCCTAATCGGGATCAAAGCTCCCCGCTCATCGAAGCGCTGTTCTACGACCGCGCCACGGCCAACGCCAAGGTGTATGTCTCGCCCATTCCGGTCGGTGGAACCATTCAGCTTACGCTGTGGAAGGCGCTGACGCAGTTTGTGGACGCCACCACGGCAATCACATTTCCCCCTGGCTACCTACAGCCGCTCACCTATTCGCTGGCCATGGCTCTCGCGCCCCGCTACGAAGTCGCCCCCAGCGATGTTCTGGTGAAGAACACCATGGACGCCATGGCGCGCATCCGAAACCTGAACGCCGCGCTACTGGGCCGCAAGCCACCGGCCGGGCAGACCGAAGCCGCCACCGCGCCCCCGTCGCAAATCCAGACCAACTAAGGAATATTTATGAGACAAATCACAGATCACATCGTTAGTGGAGATCAAGCCGTTCAGCTTGGGTTGTCTGTTTTAGATGAACCAGGGGCAGGCGGGGCAAATCACCATTATGCCGTCAATTGGGACGGTCCCATAACGGGAGGACCGAAAGGAGAGTGCCTGATCTCTTTCCAAAACGGCCCTATCAAGGAATCGGGTGTCAACGGAATCACGCAGGAAGCGCTGCTCGCTATCGTCATCGACCGCCTGCGCTGTTTTCAGGCTGGGCAATACTCATGCCGTGAGAACTCCATTGCGCTGACTCACTGCGAAGACGCGCTTATGTGGCTTCAGCGCCGAACCGTGTCGCGGATTAAGCGCGGAGTTGAAGGCACCCATCAGAAGTAGTCAATGGCCATCCAATCCTACAGCGCCAACGAACTCGCCTACCAAGCGCTCCGCGACCTCGGGGCGCTACGGGCGGGTCAGGGACCGTCCACCGAAGTGCTGACGGATTGTTTCGTCGCGGTCAATCAGCTTATCGACTCATGGCTGATCGACCAATTACTGGTCTACGCCTATGTGCCGAACCAGTACACGCTTAACGGGACGCAGATCACCTACACCATCGGGCCCTCTGGTGCCGACTTCACCGCGCCTCGCCCTACAGGCATCCAGGACGCCAATATCATCCTGAACTACACCTCGCCCGTTGTGCGCCAGCCGGTCAGCATCATTAACGTGGACCAGTGGGCATCTATCCGGGTTCAGCAGCTTCAGCCAGCAATCCCGCTGGTCCTGTATTACGACGCCAACTTCAACCCGACGCTGGGATATGGCTCGATCAACCTTTGGCCGGGTCCGCAGTCGTCGTACATCCTCGAACTCTACACCTGGCAGCAACTCACCGCATTCGCAGATCAGACGACAGCTATCAAGTTCCCACCGGCCTACGCGCAAGCGTTGCGCAAGTGCCTCGCGGTCGCCATCGCGCCAATGATGTTGCTCTATGGCAAGGAAAACGGGATCGTCGGCAGCGCCATCGACAAGGCGTTGCCGCTCGTCCAACAGCAGGCGCGGCTGGCGATGGCGGCACTCCGGTCCTATAACGCCAAAACGCCCGTCCTTGGGCTCGATCCGGCGTTCGACGGCGTGCGCAACATGGACGGCTTTAACTGGATGACTGGCAACGCTGGAAGGGGCTGGTGATGAAAACTATCCCGGTTCCCGGCTTCGGCGGTCCTACCTATCTCGCGGTGTCGCCAGTCATGGACGCCGAACGGGCCATCAACCTGTACCCGGAAATCGGCGGGCCGCATTCGAAAAGCCCCGCGATGCTCATTGGTCGCCCCGGCCTACTCTCTCCGGCGTTCTCGACGCTTGGCGCGGGGCCGGTGCGGGGACTATTCGCGGGCGACGAGCGCATGTTCGCCGTCAGCTCCAACCGGTTTTACGAGGTGGGCAACGCTGGCACCGTCATCACTGACTACGGAGTGATGGACGCCGGCAGCACGCTCTCCCCGGTCCAGATCGTTGCCAACGGGACACAGATTCTCGTGATGGACTTCGGCGCTGGCGTCATTTACAACGCGAACACCACCGGGCCTTCCATGGATATCGAGTTCGCTGGCCGGGCGCTCGAATACCTCGACGGATTTTACATCGCAATCGACGCAACCGACGCAACTAAAATCAACGTATCAGCATATCTTGATGGGACCACTTGGAATGCCTTGGACACCGTGCAGGTGACCGGAGGCAGCGACTACAAAAACCAGTTGGCGGTCCTGAACGGTCAGCTCTGGATCTTCGGCCAATCCACCACGGAAGTCTGGTATAACGCGGGGAACCCTCTGTTTCCCTTCGCCCGCGTCCCCGGCGCTACGCTCAACTTCGGCTGTCTCGCGCCGTTCTCGGTCGTCAAGTTCTACAACACGATCATGTGGCTCGGATGCGACACCAACGGCGTGTTGCAGGTTTATATGACGCAGGGCATCAACCCGGTTCGCGTGAGCAACCCGGCCATCGAACAGCAGATTCTCGGCATCACGGCGCTGACTCCAGAAGGAATCATGGATGAGATCGTGTACACCCGCGCCTACGGGTACCAGGAGAACGGCCACACCTTCTATGTCCTCCTGACCTGCAACTCCTCCTGGACGCCCCAAGCGGCCTACGTTTACGACCTCACCACGGGCCTCTGGCATGAGAGGGCATATGCCGGCGCGTTCCCGGCGTGCTTCACGAATATCCCCGGCATTCTGTTCTCGACCTCTCCCGGCTACGTGGGGGACGCCAAGAGCGGCAACATCTACCACCAAGGGCAGGGCTACCCATCCGACGCTGGCACGGCCATCACCTACACCCGCACGTTCCCCACGGCATCGGATCGCCAGCACCAAATCAAGTATCCGCTCTTGCAACTCGACGCCGACATGGGCACCGCGACGGCCACGCTCGAATGGTCGAACGACGGCGGCAAGACGTTCCCCTTCTCCCGCGCCGCGATCTCGCCATCGGCCGAAACGTCGCAGGGCAACGCGCCGCGCTATATGTGGCGGCAGTTGGGCATGGGGCGGCAGCGGACGTTCCGAATCAAGACAACGAGCAGCACTGAACTTGTCCGCTACATCAACGCCTACATGGGCGTGACACCGGGGACGGAACAATGAGCGTATCCCCTAACATCAACTTCGGCCTTGCCCCCCTCCAGTCCCCAATCACGGACGGCAGCGCCGCGCAGACGGGTATCCCGTTTCAGAACCGAGCCACGAACCCCATCCCGGCCGGCGTGCTGAATCAGGCTTGGCAGGGGTGGTTCAACCAACTTGGGAAGCTCGTCAAGCAACTGCCGACGATCTCCGATGTCGCCGCGAACATGGTCCCCACCGGGGGCGGCGCGGCGGTGACCGATTGGACGCCAGACGCCTGGAAGCAGTTCGTCTATTTCCAGACCGATACCGGGCTGACCTACATTTCCATGATCGTGCTCGATACGTGGGAGTGGGTGTATGCCTCTGGCGCGGCCACCGTGGCGCTACTGGCCGATCTGCCGACAACGCTGGGGCCGAACGACGAAGGCGCGATCTATTACGAGCTCGAATACAACCACGCCTACCAATGGACGGGCAGCGCATGGCGGTTCCTCCCCGGCGACCCCGGCGCGGGCTACATCGTCGCTGGCACGACGGCCCCTATCGGCGGCGCTTGGGCGCTGTGCGACGGCACGGCGGTCGATGTTTCGCAGGGTGACGGCACGATTGCCAGTGTCACCACGCCAAACCTCAACACCAGCGGATTCAGCAGCGGGCCGGTGCTCATCGGTGGCGGCGGTACAGGGTTTCAGGCGGCAACTACGCCGGAATGGCAGGCGGCGGCGAAGACCGACGATGAGTCAACGCACACGCACGCCATCACCGCGACGGTAGAGGTGCAGAGTGGCACCGGGGCGAATCCAGCGGCCACCGGAAACACCGGGGCGGGAACGGCGCACAGCCACACGCTTTCAGACGCCAACGCCAAACTGAAAAAGCCGTCCGATGGCGCGGACGCGACACACGGAGGCGGTATGCCGGACAGATTCTACTTGAATTGGTACATGAGGCAATAACATGGCAGCAGCGGCGATTCCTTTTATCGGTCCAATCACCAGCCTCCTGAGTTCCGTTCTCGGCTTCGGATCGGCCGGCAGCGCGGCAAATCAGATCAGCCAGGCCAACCAAGCGGCCATGGGCGGCGTATTGGGCGCGTCACAGAACGGGCAGGCGGGCGTTTCGAACGCGGCGCTCAACGGCATTCAGGGTGTCGAAGCGGCCAGCCAGACCGGGCAGGCTGGCGTCAATGACGCCTTCGCGGCTGGGTCAAATAACCTCAACGCGGCGGGCGGGCAGGCTGTAAACGCCGTCAACACGGCTACCAATACAGCAAACACTGGCCTTTCCGGTATGTTGGCAGCACAAACCTCCGAGATCGACCCATACCTTCAAGGTGGTCGTACTGGGCTCACGAACCTGCAAACGCTCGTCGGCGGCCCGGGGTTCCAGTTCAACTACGAGGACTACAAGAACGATCCGGCGTATCAATTCCAACTCGAGTCTGGCGCTCGAGCGATTCAAAACGCTGGCGCGGCTCGAGGATTAGGCTCGAGCGGTTCCACGCTGAAGGAATTGACCAACTACGGGGCCGGGGTAGCGTCCACTCACTACCAAGACGCCTTCAACCGGGCGAAAGACAGTTTTAACACCAATTTCAATACCAGACTGGCCGGAAATCAAGCGCTCATCAACGGTGGCACCACCGGGCTTGGGCAGTTCAACGCTGTCACGTCCAACGCTGGGAACCAGATCGCCAGCAATACCATCAATGCGGGCAAGTACGAAGGCGATACCACCACGTCAATCGCTCAGATCCTTTCCGCGCTGGGGCTGGACGCTTCCAAGTTCAACAGCCAGACCGGCATGACGGGCGCACTGGCAAATAGCGCCACCGGGCTGCAATCGGCGCTGGCGAACAGTGCCACGGGCTTGAGCGCGGCCAACAGCGCCGGAAACTTCGCGGTAGGCGGGGCTAACGCGCGGGCCTCCGGTGCGCTTGGGCAAAGCTCGGCGTTAGGAGACGGTATCTCCAGCCTTGGAGAAATCCTATCCGCCTATCTCGGGAGAAAGCCGTAATGGGAACCCCGGCCTCTCTCCTCGACCTGATCGCCCGTGGTGGGTCCGCACAGGCAAACATCGATCAACGCCGCGAAAAGGCAATGACTATGGCTGCGCTGGCCAATGCAAAGCAGTCGGAAGCCGCCGCGCGCCGTTCTGACGTCGAAACCGAAAAAGCCACCATTGAAGCCGAAGCTATGCGGCAGGCGCAGGCAGATCAACAGGTGATCTCTGACGCCTTCGCCCACGTTGGCGGAAACCCGGCGTTGATGGACAAGTACATCCGCGCCAATGCCAGCGGTGCGGGCGTGCAGCGGTGGCAGATGGACAATCAGAAGATCCGCGAGCAGATGGCAAAGGCAAGCGCGGCCGATCTGGACCGGGCTGAGAAGGTTCACCGCGTCATGGGCTCCTCCCTTGCTCATCTGAACGAGATTCCCGACGAGCAGTTGCAAGCCGAGTATGCGAAGATCGCGCCGGCAGTCCAGCAACTCGACCCGTCCGTGCAACTCCCGCAGCAGATCGACCGCATGGGGCTGAAACGGCTGATGGGTCAACTTACCTACGCCGACGAGGTGCTGAAGACGGAGAAGGAACGCGCCGCGCTGGAACAGACCAAGGTTCAGACGGCCAACGCGCAACAGGAAGGCGAGTTGAAACAGCGGGCGGCATTCCTTCAGGGTGCCTACGCTGGCCAGCCACAGGCGGAATATGCCGCGTTGCCCGGTTACGCCAAGTACGGAAAGATTTGGCCATCTCCCGCAGCAGCGATGGCGGCGGCGCGGGTTGAAGGCATCCCCATTAAAGACCGTGACGAGGCCGAAATGAAAGCGCGCACGCTAAAGGGTACCGACGAGTTCGGCGTGCCCAAGCTCGACCGGGACAAGCTGGCACTCGAAACCGCAGCGAAACAGGAGCAGGCGCGGCACAATCGGCAGATGGAAGGGCTGCAAGCCAGCGCATCCCGCATCGCGCAAGCCAATTCAGGCGTGCAGCGCGAGGGCATGTTGCGCGACGACTTCGGCAAGGAATCGAAGAACTTCCTGGCTATCCGGGACGCCTACGGCAAGGTGAAGCAGGCGGCTTCAACGGATTCGGCGGCGGCGGATGTCGCGCTCATCTACGGGTTCATGCGGATTCTCGACCCGACATCGACAGTCCGTGAGGGTGAATTTGCTACGGCACAAAATGCCGGAAGCATCCCGGATCGCGTGCTTGCAGCCTACAACCGGGCTATCAGCGGAGGGCGGTTGTCTCCCAATATTCGGCAGGACTTCGTGGCTCAGACCGAAAAGATTTACAAACAGGCCGATCAGGATCACGCGAAGACAGAGCGCTTCTACGGCGACGTGGCGAAGCGCTACGGCATGGACCCCAAGCAGGTACTCCCGGACTACCGCAGCACGTTCAATGACAAACCAGCCCCCACGGGCGGCAAATTCAGCGTGACGGACCCAACTGGGGTAATCCACCAGTTTGACTCTCAGGCGCAGGCCGAAGCCTTCAAGAAAGCCGCAGGTATCCGGTAATGGCAGGCGCACCTATCGATTACGCTAAGTTGGCCGAACAGATCCGCAAAGGGTCCGGCGTCGGCGCTGGCGGGCATGTCCCCGGCACTCCATGGACCAAGGAGGAGGAGCGCGCCGCGTATGGTGAGCCTGAGCCTCGTTCGTGGTTGGACGAAGCCAAATCTTTTGCCGAAGGGTTAGTTGTTGACACCGCGAAAGGCGTGGCTCATTCGGCGCAGCGGTCAATGTCTGCGCTCAACCCAGGAACGTACACCGATCCCAATGTGCCGATTCAGGATAAGCTGCTGAACGTCATTCTTGGCCCCGCTGGTCCGCTGGTAGCCGATGCAGTGAAAGCTCACATCGAAACGGCGAAGAAAGCGAAGGGCGCAATTGACCGGGGGAGTCCGATGGAGGCCGCAGGGTACACCGTGGCTACGGCGCTCCCTGTTGTCGGTCCGATGGCGGCAGGGATCGGCGAACAGGCGGCTGAAACCAACCCGGACGGAACGCCGATGCCGGGGGCGATTGCTCGGGCGGCAGGGCAGGCCACGGCGTTGCTGGCACCGGAGGCTATGCGGGCCGTGGAGCCGATGCGAGGGCCGGCTGCGGACATGTTGCGCGAGTCCGGGCAACGTGAATACGCCCAAGTTCTTGGCGCGACGACCAAGGGGAATAAACTGCGGTCGGAGCGCGTCGTGCCGGAACTGATCGACCGTGGCGTAACATCTACCACGCTCAAAGGGATGTCGGAAAAGGCGAATACAGCGGCTGCTGGCGCGGGGCAAGCGATCACGGATGCCTTCGACAATCTCCCCACCGGGAGCCGCGTCGGGCTTGGTCCAATCTCGGCCGCGCTCGAAAAAGGCGCGATGGATGCGTTCACCGTGGAGAATCCGCAGACCGGGCAACGGGTGCCGATGAGCGGAGAAGCATCGCGCGGGCTCGGGCACATCGCCGAAATCAACAGGTCGCTGGAGCAGATCGCGGAAGTCGATCCGGCGACGGGCGAGATGTACCTCTCAGCGGCCAACGCGCGTCGCGTGCGTCAGTTCTACGACCAGGTGACGAAGGACGCTGGCGGATTCGAGGGGAAGAACCTCAGCGACAAGAGTATCGCTGGCGCTCATGAGATGGCAGCGGACGCCATCCGCGACGAGCTATCCAAAAACTTCCCCGATATCGCCAAGCTCAACAAGGAATACTCGTTCTGGAAGGACGTTGCGCGGGTCGTTGACGATACGATGGTCCGCAAGCAGGGGCAAGCCAAGGGGCTCGGCAAAAAGATCGCGGGCGCGGCGGGCGCGGCGGGAGGCTTTGGTTCTGGCGGACTGGCCGGGGCTATTGTCGGCAAAGTGGCACTGGAATCGCTGGAGTCGATGGTCAGTTCCCCGGCGTGGCGCACGATCTCCGCAGTAACGAAAGACCGCCTCGCTGACGCACTATCGAAAGGGAACCGGGGCGCGGCGGAACACTACATTCGCGTGGCGCGTGGCGCTGTGCTGGCGCAGGAAGCGCGGATGAAACCGGGCATGGCGGCGAAGAATGGCGCGAAGCAACCAGAAGAGGAAGCGCGAGGGCCGCAAGAATGACCGGAACCGCCAACAGCCACGCGCCCTTTGCGACAATCGAAAGATCTGAGACGGCGACGGCATACGACGCGACCAGCGCGAACCATACCATCGACGCCACAATCCAGCAACGAAAGACCGCAAAATAAGGATAACTTATGCTACAGGCACCCAACAAGGCCGACAACGCCATCATCGCTGACGCCGCGAAGTTCTGCGACAAACTGAACAAACTGGGCTTCCGTATTGGCCCCCTGCACATCAATGAAACGGTGGCCGGCGAAACCGTAGCCGCCATTGCCCCTCTCGAAGCCTTCGAAGGGCTGGAAGCCGACAAGCCCTACTGCCTTGTGGTTTGGGCGGGCGGGGACTGGCACAACGTGGCGCAATTGGTCCGCATGTGGGGCGCGGGCACCGCTCAGGACTTCCGGGAGGTCTACACCGACATCTACCCCGGTGGCGATGCTAACTCGGGCTTGCTGAACATCCCCGGCGCTACCAAGGCCATTGAAAAGCTGATCGATAAGGCCTAACGGATGCGGAGGACCAACCAAAAGCAGGTATTCCGGGCGGTCCTCCGCGATTGCATCGCCGCCATCGTCTTTGGCGGCGGTTTCTGGCTGTTGATATACGGCCTGGGGGGACGATGAACGAGATGTATGCACACGGGAAGGCCTACGCGGCCATTTTGCTTGGCGCAGCAGCCGGGCTGATTGCGGGGCTACACCCATTGGTTTGGGGACTCTTTTACTTTCAACTCATCGACATTATCAGCGGCCTGATAGCTGCAAAAACATCGTGGTCATCGGCGTTCGCTAATGCCGGGATGCAGAAAAAAGTCATGATGTGGCTCTACGTGCTGACCGGTCACCTTCTGAAAACCGTTTCGCCGGTCCCCATCGACTTCCCGGTAGACGCCATGATCGCCGGCTACTATTGCGTGGTCGAGTGCATTAGCATCATGGAGAACGGGGCGAAACTGGGGCTCGACGCGCCGGCCCCGCTCAAAAAGATCGTGACAGTATTCACCAAGTTCACCGTGCAGGAAGGCGACACCACCACTACGGTGATGAAAACCGAAAAGATCGAAACGAAAGGAGGCCAGTGATGCGCCTCGTGAATAGGCTGTATATCGGCCTCCTGTTGACCGCTTCGGCCGCGTTCGCTCAGTACCCAATTCCCGGCTCGTCTGGAGGTGGAGGCGGTGGCGGCGGCTGCACGGCTGGCACCGGCATCACCTGCGTTGGCTCCACGATCAGCGTGGATACTGCCGTGATCCAGTCCCGCGCGACGGCGCAGAGCGGGGCTTCCACCTACTGCCGCTCGACCACCGGCAATGACACCTACACCTGCGCCCTGACGCCCACGCTGACGGCTTACACAACCGGATCATGCTTGGTGTTGAACGCCGACACCGCCAACACCGGGGCCGCGACCATCAATGTGGATGCGCTGGGGGTAAAGTCGATTTTAAACCGCTCTGGCGCTGCTTTGGCGGCAGGGGATATCCCTCTCAATAAGCCAGTCGGCATCTGCTACGACGGGACGCAGTGGATTGTTCAGGGTGGGCAAGGGACTGTCTATACGTTAATCTCTACGAGCGGACCAGTATCTGACCCAGGAGGGCCGAGTACGTTTCAATACAACAACGCGGCTGGCGCTCTTACCTTTAACGCTCCGGCAGGCGTTGCTGGCTACCAACGCTGCTACCGCAACTCCACCACTCGGACTGGAGTAATCACTATCCAGATGGCCGCGAGCAATACCGTGGACGTAGACGGATCAAACGGAACATCGGCGGGAACGCTTGTTTCTGGTGGCGCGTTGGGAGACGCGGTTTGTATTGTTTCCGACGCCACGAACCACTGGTATGCCTATATACAGAAGGGCACATGGACAAACAACTGAATAGATGGGCAGTATTTTTACTTGCATCGCTATCAGCTGGGGCGCAAGTTCTTTCGCCTATTATATCCAGCGGAAACGGGTATACCCCCTCTGTTTATTACCGATCTGGAGTGGGGTTATTTCAATCCGACGCCTGTACCACGGCTGCATCCGCGAATAATGATCCAGTTGGGTGTTGGCAGGATCAGAATGGCTTAAAAAATTTAGTGCAGGCCACTGGCGGGAATAAGCCGCTTTTATCGACAGCAACTCCAGTGAGCGTGTCGTTTGATGGGTCAAGCGACAACTTGAAATATGCAGCCGGAATCTCCGATACTATTGGCTCGATCACAATCGCCTTCCAAACAGGCGCAACGGCATTCTCGGCGGCTCAAGTCTTGTTTTCGTCTGCTGACGAAGGCTCGGCAAACAACTGGTTGGAGTTCGGCATCACGGCCGATGGCCGAATCTACATCGAGTCCAACGCCAGCGGCACAAAGCACACGGTCGTAGGGTCTACATACCTCTACAACTCGACCAACTACTTCCTGGTCATCGCCTACGACGGAACAGATTACTTCGCGCTATTAAACGGCGTCGAGCAGAACCCGCTCATCGTGACCAGCATTGGACCGTATGCGTGGTTTGGCAATGTCTCCGGGGCTGACAATCTTGTGATGGGCGGCACTGTGACATCTGCCGGTCTAGTTCGCCCATGCCAAGCCAAAATCATGGAGGTTGCGATTTACTCGCAGGATATTACCCAATGAAAATCTTACTTTTTGTTTTTTCGCTTTGCTGCTTCCCGGCCGCATTCACCTCTAAAGCGACGGGCAACTGGAGTTCTGGCGGGCAGACCACCTGGAACGAGATAGGAGTACCTGGAAGCGGCGACACTGTGACGATTGGTGCGCACACGATCACAGTTGATGTAAATACGACCGTTGGAACATCCCCGAACGACAACACTACAAAAGTGATCAACATTTCCAGCGGCTCCGGCGTGCTAAAGGTTGCCGCAGGAGTAACGCTCACGGTACTCGGGAATCGAGGGGCGGTCAATGGGTCTACGTTCGTGCAAGAGGCTGGAAGCACTGTAACCTTTGATAATTCCGCGAGCGGAGGGAGCCCGCAATACACCGACATCAATGGGGGGTTCACGAACTACCAATGGAACGGCACGGCCGGGAATCTAGCGACGATCCAAGCGATCTCCGGACAAACCTTTGAAATAAATACAAATTGGGATACCGTGACCGGGACGTTTTTTGTCTTTCGGCGAGCAAAGCTAACTGTAAACACCACCCTCGGCAACCTCAATTTATCCGATGGCTTGGTAGATCAAAGCGACGAGTTGCGGATTACCACTGGATCAGGCACGGTTGACATTATTCTTGACCGAATCACCTTTACCGCAGGCACGAACACATCTCAGGATCTGCGCATTACAGCATCCTCTTACACGTCCGGCACTAGGCGCGTTTATCGGTGTTCTCTTGAAAATCCATTGAATTTGAGTGGCCTCTCCTTTATTGTTGACGAAAACTACCTAGGAAACTCAACTGCGTTCATCGACGGAACGACATTTGTCCACCCTCCGCGATTGAATTTCATTCGCGGGGATGGATCGTCCAACGGAGGCGACGGAGCGCGCTGGCCTAACTCAGCAACTCGCAACTATTTCGTCATCGAAAATTCTACTGGCAACCCGCATTTTATCGCCCCTACCGCCCTTGGCTCATCGAATAATATCATCGAGCAAAACATCTTCGAGTCGCAAACGCCGGATTTAATCGACATAGGGGATGCAATTCTCTATAACGGCACAAATATGTCAGGCGGGCATAAAGTGACCAACTCGAACAATATTGTTCTTCCATCTGCGGCGTCCGGAAATACTGCTTCTTCGGGAACGCTCACCACCCTTTTCAATGCTTCTGCTGCAACTAATACCGAATGGTTTAGGAACACAGGGAATGTAAACGCTAGTTCCGTTGGTGGGGTTGGCAATAGAGGTATGGTTGCGTTTGCCGAAGGCGGATCTGGCTCGGCGGATCAAATATCTCAACTAAAAAGCAACGTAGCCTGGGGATCTTCTTCTGGGCAGGGATATTTGGGGGAAAGGGTATCCGGCACTACCAAAGA